AGCCTCTTAATTGGAACCAAGGCAAAGCCGCACCGTTCGGCTTACAGAGGCAGACGGCATCTTACCAGCCTCTTAATTGGAACCAAGGCAAAGCCACGGCATCGCGCTCAACATGATCGACGCCGAACTGCTCGACCACACCTACAACCGCGCCGCCGGCCCCGGCAAAAACGAAATCCGCATGGGTGTCGAGGTAAACCCTGAAGGCCGCCCGGTGGCCTATCACTTTCTGCAGGAAGCCGGTCCGGTCTGGAGCGGCGTCGCCTCTGCCGTCGGCAAACGCAAAGCCGTATCCGCCGACCAGATCCTGCACATCTTCATCCAGGAACGCCCCGGCCAGACACGCGGAGTCAGCTGGCTCGCCCCCACCGGCCTGCGCGCCAAACTGCTCGACGGCATCGAGCACGCCGTGCAGGTCGGCTACAAAGTCGCCGCCAGCAAAATGGGCTTTCTTATGCCGGGCGTCGATTACGAAGGCGAAGACATCGACGCCGCCGACGTTCCGACCGACGTCGCCCCCGGCATGCTCGACATCCTGCCCAAAGGCGTCACCTTCGAAAACTTCGACCCCGGCTATCCGAACGCCGAGTTTGACGGATTCAAGAAGTCGGTCGTGCGCGAAATCGCCGCCGGGCTGGGTGTGAGTTATCCGGAGCTTGGAAACGACTTCGGCGGCGTGAGCTACTCCGCCGGGCAGATCGGCGTCCACTCCGACGCCGCCCTATGGGCCGACCTGCAGGAATTCTGGATCGAAGAATTCGAAGAGCCGATCTTCAACGAATGGCTGCTGCTGGCCATGACCACCGGCGCGCTCAACCTGCCGGTTTCCAAACGTTGGAAATTTTCTCCCGCCAAATTCCAGCCGCCGCGCCGCAAACACATCGACCCGCTAAAAACCCACAACGCCCAGCGCGTCGCCCTGGGCGACATGAGCCGCAGCCCCTTCGACATCGCCGCCGAAAACGGTGCCGACCTCGAAGACATCATTGCCGAAACCCGCCGCGCGGTCGACCTGCTCGCCGCCGCCGGCCTGCCGATCCCGGAAAGCTGGGCCGCCGGCAAGGAACTCTCGCAGATCGTCAACGAAGCGGCCGACGCCTGATCTTTTATGCAAACCGTGAGGATACCGCCATGGACAAGAACATCAAAAAACTGATCGACCAGATCAACTCCAAAGGCCTGCACGCCGCCGGAACCATCCGCGCGCTCGAGCGCGAGTCGGACGATCCCGCCGCCGAAGAACTCTACGAACTCTCGTTCAGCTCCGAAGAGCCCTACGAACGCTGGTTCGGTGTTGAAGTGCTCGGCCATAAAAATGGCGAAGTCCGCATGGACTGGCTCGAAAGCGGCAACGCGCCGCTGCTGCTGCAGCATAACCACGACCGTCAAATTGGGATCATTAAATCAGCAACAATTTCTGGCGGCAGAGGCACTGCCGTCGTGCGCCTTGGAAAAGGCGCACTCGCCCAGGAAATCAAGCAGGACGTCGACGACGGCATACGCCGCAATGTATCCGTCGGCTATCGCGTCCACAATATGGTGCTCACCGCGCAGGCTGAAAACCGGCCCGATGAATACCGCGTGACCGACTGGGAGCCCTTTGAGGTGTCCCTTGTCTCAGTACCCGCTGACCGTTCGGTCGGCACCAACCGGCAGGCCGAAGCGCCTGCGCCGAAACAAGAAACCGAACCGATCCAAACCAAGGAGAAAAACATGGACCTCAAAGCAATGGCCAAAAAATATGGCCTCAACGAAGATGCCTCCGCCGAGAGCATCATGGAAGCCGCCCGCAAGGCCGGACAATCCGAAGCCAAAGCGCAGGCCGACGCTGAAATCAGCCGTCAGAACGCCATCCGCGAACTGGCCTCCGGACACCGCGGCCGCATCGGCGACATCGACAGCCGCTGCGAAACCGCCGTCAAAGACGGAATCAGCCTCGACTCTTTCCGCCGCGAAATCCTCGACTGCTACACCGACGGCACCGCCGTGGTTCGCCACGACACCCCGCTCAGCAAGCAGGAGAAAAAGGATCTTTCCAAGTTCTCGTTTTCCCGCGCCATCCTCAAAAAAGCGGAAGGCTCGCTCGACGGGCTCGAACGCGAGATGCACGATGAAGCAGTAAAAGAAGCCCGCGAAGCCGGCATGGCCGTCAAGGGGCTGGGGGTTCCATACTCCGTGCTGATGAGCCGCGACCTGACCGTCACCACCGAAGGCGCCGACGTGGTGGCCACCGGGCTTGTTGGGTTTATTCAACTGCTACGCAATAAGATGCTGGTTCAGCAGCTTGGTGCGCGTGTGCTGACTGGATTGACCGGCGACATTCAAATCCCGAAAATGACCGCCGGCGGCGCCGCCGCCTGGGAAGGCGAAAACGACGAGGGCAGCGAACAGACGCCGACCATTGGGCAGGTTTCGTTCAGCCCGAACCGTTGTGGGCTGTACACCGACCTCAGCAAACAGCTGCTCTTGCAGTCCACTCCTGACGCGGAAATGCTTGTCCGCGACGACATTGCCGCAGCGATTGCTCTGGCGATGGACTATGCCGCCATTGCTGGAACCGGCAGCAACAACCAGCCGACCGGCATCCTGAACACCTCCGGCATCGGCGCAGTCGCCGGCGGGGACAACGGACTGGCACCGACCTGGGGCCATATTGTCGACCTCGAGACGGAAGTGTCGGTCGACAACGCCGACGTCGGCTCGCTCAGCTACCTCACCAACGCCAAGATCCGCGGCAAACTGAAGAAAACCTTTGTCGACTCCGGGTCCAATGCCGAACGCGTGTGGGACATCCGCTCGCCCGACACTCCGCTCAACGGATACGGCTGCGGTGTCACCAACCAGGTGCCGAGCAACCTCACCAAAGGCTCCAGCTCTGAAGTCTGCTCTGCAATCATCTTCGGAAACTGGAACGACCTGGTCGTGTGCCAGTGGGGCGGATTGGATATTCTGACCGATCCTTTCACCCAAGCGACTAAGGGCCTCATCCGTGTGGTCGGCAACACCTACGCCGACGTCGGCGTCCGCCATGCGGAATCCTTCGCCGCCATGAAAGACGCGCTGACTGCGTAAACCCCTCCACCGCCGGGCGGCCCGGACAGGCCGCCCGGAACCAAAAGGAACAGCCATGCAGATTCAAATCACCCGCAACACCTTCATCGCCGGCGACGCATTCGCCATCGGCGACACGGCGGATGTGGATAAAAAAACCGCCCGCGAGCTGATCGCAATGGGCAAAGCAACAGAAGCAAAACCGGTTCCGGTCAAAAAGACGGCTCCCGCTAAGAAAAAAGCCTAATCCGCCGCAGTTGCGCTTGTGCAGGGCGGCGGAAATCCGCCGTCCTGTTTTTGTTTTAACGTAGAAAAAACCGAGGAAAAAATTATGAGCTCCGACCTAAGCCTCCCCCCCGAGCAATACCTGGTCCTTAAAGGCAAGGAACGCCGCGAAACCATCGTGCTGACCGACGGTGCAACCCGCTACATCGCCGAAAGCTACCCCGAAGCCGATCCGACCGCCGCGGTCTGGGTCTGCTCAAAAAACAGCGTCTCCGGCGACGTTGAAAAACTCGAAGTCCTCGACGGACTAAAAACCCCCGGCGCGAACGGGTCCGGCCTGAAGGCTCTGTTCGGCGACGCTTAAGGAGGAATGAGAATGAATAAATTAAAACTGATTCTGGCGACGATGCTGCTGGCGGCATTCTCCGCGAAGGCGGCGATCAGCCTGGGCGATGTTGTTAAGTGGCGGCTGGTGCGCGAGGGAAGCCCGGCGAGCAATGTGCGGTTTGCGCAGAGCTTTTATCTGTCCTATGAGTCCGGCACGAATTATGTGCAGTGGACCTATAACACCGCCAGCAACCGGGTTGAAATTATTGAGGTGACCGATGGTACGACGAATACTTACTACGATCTTACTAACTAGCCTGCTGGCAGGCGCAGAGACCTATCAGCTCGCCAACCGCTCCGGCCTTCCGCTGGGGCGGACCGCTGAAGGCTCCCGTGCGGCGTTGCAGTACGACGCCTACACCAACACCACGGCGTGGGCGACGGGGCAGTTCGACGACAACCGGATGATCAACTACGCTCCGGGCGGAACGAACCTGAGCGTGCTGAGTCCCTGCCTGACGTTTGACGGGGTTGGGGATTATGTTTCTCTGGGCATAGTAAACGTCACCGAATGGGAGTCGTTTTATTTCCAGACATGGGTTAAATGGACTCTTGCCGCACCTAGAATTATATTTTCGCTTATTTATAATGGATCTGACGACATTAGAATTTTAACACAATCGACAGGTTACATAGATTTCGTTCTTGATGACGGATCAGTGACTCAATTACGCACAGACCAAACATATAATGATGGAGAGTGGCACCTTCTAACAGCCACTTTGTCCGACTCAATCATGACGTTTACTGTTGATGATGAGGTGCTGTCAGCAGATGGTGATTTTGATTTTGCAAATGCAAACGGAGAAACGCACATTGGATCACGAAGCGGGTCATCTTTGTTTTTCGAGGGTGGATTGTTTGGTGTTAGTTTTGGTCAAATGGCTAATAATTTATACACAAAATTGCCCTGCACCTCCAAAGGCCCCACGGTCTACGACGTAGCAGGCAACGGAAACCATGGCACGGTCGTTCCAAACGGCTCATCGCTCGCGACCATGTGGGCGAACACGCAAGATCTTTCAGCATACTTTGCCACTCATGGCGGTACCACCTACACGAACGCGACTGAGTTTGTTTATGTGCCGAATATTACGGGCACAGCGACACCGGCTACCAATGCAG